CTGCTTGCCGGCAAGATGCGCCGCGCCGTAATCTTCCGGGAAGTTGACCGTGATGACCTTCTCGTCGCCGGCCTTGGCGCCGACAAGCTGCTCCTCGAAGCCCGGAATGAACTGGCCGGAACCGAGCACGAGCTGCGCGTCATTGTCCGCGCCACCCTCGAAGGGCTCGCCGTCGAGCTTGCCGAGATAGTCGATGGTGACACGGTCGCCATCCTCGGCCTTGCCCTTCTTCGTCTCGAAGGTGCGGGCGGAAGCGGCCACGCGCTTGACCTGCTCATCCACTTCCTCATCCGAAACGTCGGCCACTTCGCGGGTCACGGCGATCTTGGAGAAGTCCTTGACCTCGATCTTCGGCAGAACTTCATAGTTCAGCGAGAAGACGAAATCGGCCTTGCCGTCGAGAACCTGCTCGGCTTCCTTCTCGTCTTCCGACATGACGATTTCCGGCTGCGTCGCCGACTTTTCATTGCGGTCGGCGAGGATGGAGCGCGGCGAATCGTTGAGAATCTCGTTGACGATCTCAGCCATGAAGGACTTGCCGTACATCTTGCGCAGATGGCCGGCCGGCACCTTGCCGGGCCGGAAGCCGTTGATGCGGGCACGGCCGCGCGCGGTTTCGAGCCGCTCTTCGAGCTTGGCTTGGAGATCCCCGGCCGGAACCACGACTTTGATCTCGCGCTTCAGCCCTTCGTTGAGCGTTTCGGTAACCTGCATGTTCAAACCTTCACTTTTGTCGTTGTCCCGCCGTCACCGGCCCTGAACGCCATGTCGCGGGAGAGAAATTCCTGTGCCTCGTGGCGTTCTGGTGCGGATGGAGAGCAGCCGCACCAAACCCCAACCATTGAATCTACTACACAATATCCATCAAATTAGCGGCCCTGTGTCTCAAGTTGTGTCACAGCGCGTATCGCAATATTGCGCAGCAAAATCACATGTTGGCGCACCTACTACAATCAGCGCCAGAAAAAGACAAGATCGTAATGAATTGCGGTCGCTGCCATGCAGGGACAATGAGCCGCCCTTGATGGCAGGAATGCGGACGAACCGTCGGTGACGAAAGCCGGTTGACTCTCTCTTCAAAATGAGAACATAAAAAGAACATCGATGACAGTCGGATTCAATATGATGAGCCAGATGCAAGCCAACCGCCCGCCGGCGTCATACCAAGTAGCCCTACCTGAAGCTTACGCATTGAAATGCGCTCGCCATGAAGTGCATCGTGACGCGAACCGCCTTAGTGCTCGCCTGCCTCACCGCATGGCGAGAAAGGAAGGCATAGATTTCTGTGTGTTCAGCTTCCCCAGCGAGAGGCACATGAGCGCATTCATGCGGCGCCATGGAGGAAAGCCGTTCGCTGCGGGCGCATGGGAAAAGATTGTTGTTCAGTAAGCAGTACGCGTATGGCCCGACCACCTTCCTATGAGCACATTCCGAAAGATACGCGAATCGCGGATCTCGAACCGTGGGCCGTGCTGTGTGCGCTATGCACCAGATGCACGCATGTAAGCACGCTGGACAAGCGCGCGATAGAGGATCGAATTGGTTACTACGGCAACCTAAGCCTTCATCAACAAAAGCTGCGATGCACATCGTGTAAATGCTTGGGACAGGGGGAATTTGTCGTGTACCGGGCACGGAGATAGACGGTCTGGACATCACGGATAGGCGTGGTAAGTTCGAGCGGTCGCCCCACGGCGTGGTTTGAAACGAAATCCTGAATTTGCTTTGCAAAGCGGCACTCAGCCGCATGTCACCCCATGCAAACAGGATAAACCATGCGCTGCGCGATCTATACCCGAAAATCATCAGACGAGCGGCTCAACGCCGAATACAACTCCCTCGATAACCAGAGGGCTTATTGCTCGGCCTATATAATGAGCCAAGCCGGCGACGGTTGGGAGGAGTCGCCCAAGACCTATGATGACGGCGGCTTTTCGGGCGGCAATCTCAAACGGCCCGGCCTCACAGCCTTGCGGGCCGATCTCGCCGCCGGGAAAATCGACATTGTTGTGGTCTATAAGATAGACCGCCTTTCGCGCTCGCTGCGGGATTTTGCCAATCTGATCGCCGAATTTGATCAGCATGGGGTGACATTCGTTTCCGTCACGCAATCATTTAACACCGCCTCCGCGATGGGTAAGTTGACCCTCAATATCCTGCTGTCCTTTGCACAGTTTGAGCGTGAGCTGACCGGCGAGCGCCTTAAAGACTGGTTTGCCGGCGCGCGAGCGCGAGGGATGTGGGTCCATGGCAAGCCGCCTTATGGATATCGGGCGGTAGATTTGCGGCTTGAGATCGACGAAAGCGAGGCGGCGTGTGTGAGGTACGCCTTTGCGCACTACTCGCAATACGGCAGCGCGAAAATTCTGGCAAGCGTCCTACATCAACGGGGTTGGCTCAACAATTATCAGCGCCCGTGGCGCAAGCGTACACTCACGGACATGCTGCAAAATCCGGTGTATATCGGCAAACTGCGCCACCACGGCAAGTTACTGCCGGGAACTCATGAACCGATTGTCACCATGTCTGCATGGCGCAAAGTGCAGGACGCCATCGCCGCCAGTGCTCGCCGGCGAAAACCATTATCGCGGCCGCCTGTGCTCGGATTACTCAAAGGCTTGATCGTCGATGCAAATGGCGCGCCAATGATCCACGTCCCGGTGCACCACCGGAACGGCAAAATCTATCGCTACTACATCCCCTCCGACAAGCGATACGGCGTCGGAGCCTGCTCCATGCATCGGTTTCAGGCTGGACCGCTTGAGAACTGTGTCTTGTCTTTGCTGGAGCGCCTGACAGGGCGACCACAAGTCTATCCTGACATGTACGTCGCCTGTGGCCAGATCCGAAAAATAGTCCGTCAGGTCCGGGTCTGGCCGGACCGGATGTCGGTCACCATGGTTACTGGCGCGATGCTTGAGGCCGAGCATGCGGGCCGGATGCAGATCACTCACAAACCACGAACGCCGCCGGAGTGGCTACCACGCGCCGTGGAATTGATGGAGCAAGGAGCAACGCCGCACAAAACCGCGCGGGACATGGGTATCTCCATCGGGTCTTTTTACCGGATATTGCATCGCTGGGGCATGGCACAATATGTAAAATAATTTTACATTTCCTATTTACAAACGTAAAATAATTTGACATATATAGGTCATCAACAACAGAGACGCAGTTATGACCACAATCACCAATGTCGACACCTACAAGTCGCGGGAAGCCATCATTCTCACCAAGCCCTCTGATAACCTCAACTGGTGCGTTGCCGCGTACGAAGTCGAGGACGGCTATTGGTTCTGGCGCTTCGTACGCCTGCAAAACAGCGGCAAATACACCTTTAACGACACGATGTATTTCGACCAGTGCGCAACGTTGGATGAAGTGAAGGCGCGCGCAGTCCGGAACGGTTACGAACTGATCTAAAGGGAGACGGCAAAAATGGCCTTCGAAATGTTTTGCGATTACCACACCCCGACCGTTCGTTATGTCAAGCACGACGGCCAATGGTTTATCATGCACTCGAACCCGAATGGATGGGCTACACGGCGCCCGTGGACGCCGTCCTCGGCTCTTGAAAAGCGCATTGCGACGGAGGAAAATCGGTGCATGCAGTGGCCCGTTTGGATGGCGGCAGAGATGTACGGCATACCAAGGGAGATTTACGCAGCATGAGCCCAGAAAAATTTGCCGAAGCAAAGGCCGAACTCCAGTCGAAAGGAATTATCCCGGCTGGGCACGGGTGGATGATCGCGCTTGCCAGCAGGCTGGACCTGACACGTCAGACCGTCGGTAACTTCGAACGGGAAGGCACAAAGCGGCGGCAGACAGATTATGCCATCGCAGCGTTGCTCGCCGGCCTGCCGCCGTATGGCGAAAGTGACGATGCCTGAAAAACCATCGCCCCTCCTACAGCCTCCGCCCACGATTGCAGGATCAGATTTGCTTGCATCGGCGATAGCCTGATGCGCTTGCCGTCTACCTCGACGTAGATACCTTGACCCTCGCGGATCGGGTGGAGATGGCGGAGGTCGATCACTTGTGGAACCACAGCCACATTTTCAAGATGTTCTCATAGAGCGAGACGACGCCCATGATCAAGGCTAATACCGTGATCGCCAGCCATTTCCCGAGCTGCCCGAGCGTCCTGACGGTGGCATAGAACTTTATCGCGTCTTCCAGATTGTCGATATCGTCATCATCGAGCTTCGACAGAAACTCTTGGGTGCGCTCCGGTAACTCGGCCATACGGCGGGCGATTTGTGCTTCGTGGTCCATGGCGTGCCTCACTGTAATCCCCTCGCCAGTTCGTCATAAAAGCCTGCGCACCGATCCGTGCGCGTGTTCTGCCGGTCGAGCGCCGCGCGCTCGCGTTTCAGGATGGAGCGGATTTCCGCGCCCTCGGTCAGTGCTGCATGGGGCTCTTTCGCCCGGCAATCTGATGGATAGACCGGAAGCGTGACGCGAGCCTGCGCTACGCCCTGTTCCGTCGCCGCCTGTTTCAACGCCTTGTCACTGGCGCAGGAAATCAAGGTCGTGGCCATCAAGCAGGCAAGCCCGCCCCGTATCAGCAAGCCGCTTTTCATAGGCCGCGATCTCCTGTTCATTCTGTTGGGATTTTTCCGCCTCGGCCACGCGGGCGTTTTTAAGCTGTTCCTGATAGGCCGAGATGACGAATTCGGCCGCCTTTTTCTGGCGGTCCATTTCGGCGAGCTTGGCCCCCAGTGCCGTCTTCTGCGCTTCGAGGACATACCCGTCACGCGCCTCGCGCTTGAGCATGGGATCGTGCAGGGCGGCGTTGTAGACCAGCATCATGGCGATGCCACCGACAACGCCGAGGCCGATCTTGATGTAATCGAGAAGCCCGAACATCAGTTCAACCCCGCGAGACAGAGTTCCAGTTCACCGATACGGGTTTCGTCGCCATAGCCACGCCGGTTGATCAGCCCCTTGATGATGCGGCCCCCGGCCCTGTTAAATCGTGTGATGGCTTGGCAGCTATCGGCCATGCGGTTTGACCGAGCCAGAGCGGCGGCGGTCGAGTTACAGGCCGTACCGACGCCCACATTGTACGAAAGGCTGATCATCGCAGCCTGCCAACTGATCGGCTTCTTGTCAAAACCGGCAATGCAGCGGGTCAGAGGCTTGTGAAAATCATTCTCAACCCGGCTGTCTAGCATGTGATCGCATTGCTCTTTGGTGAAGCGCATCCCCATTTTTATGCCCTTGGTCTCGCCCGTGCAGGCTGTAACGACCCCGGCGATATCCCGGTAGGCCACAAGCTTCGTGGCCTCCCACGGCTTGATAAGATAATCCTTCGCCAGATAGACGCCCGGAGACGCCACACCGGCAGCCACGGCGGCAGCTATCGCAGCCTTTGCCCGTTTACTCGCCATCGCGGAATTCCTTCTGGGAGACAATCCGGGCCACAAAGGCCGCCGCAGTGATGATCAGGGAAAGACCGGCAAAGACGCCCGGAGGAATAGGCAGACTGTCGCCCACCAAGGGCAAAGCGACCTCTACGCCGGACAGGATACCGGCGAACAAAAGCAGGCGGATGCTTGCTGCATGGCGAAGCACCCGCTTCCAGTCGGAAACGAGTTTCATGCTTTCAACTTTCAGAGAGAGGCGTCTATTGGAGACGGATCAAACAACTTGTGGGATGGATGATTGCAACTTGCGTTGCCAATTTTGGAATGATAGGCAGATATAAATTGGGGTCTTATTCGGGAGGGTCATAAATGAAATTTCCAACACTTGCCAAAGCAAAAGCAGATATTAGATTGCCGGAATATTTAGACGGAAATTCCGTTAAGATGAATGGCGACATTGAGAAAGCCATGCTTGTCGTTAGACGCATACTTTCATCGTCCGATACGGAATTTCACAGCCGATCGTTCATCCTTGATCAAGTTCGCCAGTATGGTTTGTTTTTCAGTGGTTGGAGCCTACTCAGTAAATTCGTAGAGTGGCAGAATTGCAGTCAATTCGGATTGCTACAATACCCAACTGAATTTGCTGATTTTGCTATGGAAGTCGCAAAACTGAATATAGATGACGCCATAGAAATCGGCGTTTATTACGGGGCGTCATCGTTCTTTTTAGCAGCTATGCTACAGAGGGCAAACAAGAAATCGACCTATCACATGGTCGATATTGCTGACCGCATTCCAGCAATAAATGAATTCAAATCTCTTCTCAATTTGGAAGTCCATATCCCGGCAACCTCCGATGACTTCAAGGGAAAAGAGTTCGATTTCGTCTTTATTGATGCTGATCATTCGTATGAAGCTACTTTGCGGGATTATTTAAACCTCGGTCAGTTTGCCAAGAAGGCCGTTGCATTCCACGATATATGTGGTCACGAATACGACCATCTAAGCGGTGGCACGGTTCGGTTCTGGAAGGACTTCCGGGATTCAAACGCGACTGAGATGCGAATTGTTCAATTCACACACTCACCGACTGAATGGATGGGCATCGGTCTCGGCGTAAAAGAAGTCTAGGCGCTAATCTTCATACCAATAAAGGACGAAATAAATCCACGATAGGAAAACGCCTGCCCGGTGGAAAGGAAGCTGCGCACGTCGATAATATCGCCAGCTGCCAAATCCATTATCCGGGTAAGACACGCAGGGGCGACGCTGGTGAACCTGACAACTCCGGTGGTGTCTTGCGCTCCGTTTTTCCCGAAGCATATAGACCCTTGGCCTGTTACACTGTTGAGGCCAAGGGTCGCCACAAATAGATATCGTCCGGGGTAAGGCACGGTAAATTTATAGGTGTTCGTGTCATAGCTTCCGCTATTACTATTCGTCGCGGCAAATGACAGCACCGTGTTATCCGCGCTGACTGTGATGGGATCGGAGTTCCCGACAGCTTCAAACCTTGGCGTTTGACTAAACTTGTCTTTCGAGACTGTGGGCCAGAAATCGCAATCGTCGAAGCCTGAAACGGTCGGCACCTGGTTTTCGTGCTTGATAAATGGTCGCGATACATCGGGAACATAGGTACCGAGATCGGAGAAGGCATTCGCTCCCAACGAGATGTGCTGGCGAAGACTGCCTGAGAAGGCGGTGCGAATATTGCTTGTGGTAAACCTGCCATTCTGAATCCGGCTGAATAGGCAATTTCGCACAGAATAAACCGAGTTGTTTTCGGTATTTGTGAGGTAAATGTCGGCCTTTCCACCATTATCTTCGAAATAAACGCCATCAAAAAGGGCGCCAAAAGCCCCTTCATAACCGGCATTTTCGATCCACGCTCCGCACTGGTACGCTCCGGTCGCGCCATTGTTCTCGATTGAGCCGCCCCGCACGGCAAGCGCGGCTGGCCGGTGAGCATGCAGCCCATAGGTGTTGTTGGTAGAGAGATACGGCTGCAGAATGGTGATTGCATTCGGACAGTAAGCTACACCGTCGCTTCCCATTGCCTCTTCAAGCAGCATCCCAATCGCATTATTGAAGGACCGCGGACTTTCGATCAAGCTTGAAAAGACACCCTTATAGTGTTGGCCGTTTTGAAAACCCGCAGTTCTAAGGTCCCGAAATGTGCCGAAGCAATATCCTTCAGCGACGAAACCTTCCCCAATTCCATCTTGCGCTCTCTTGACGATATGGAGACCGGATATGGTCAACCATTTCACCCCGGTGCCGGCTCCGTTGGCCCCTTTCGAGTGAAACGCAATATAGTTACCGTCTGCCGCAACAATCTTGCAGGTACCCGGGCCGGGTCCGAAGACGCTAGGAGCTTTGCGATCTGCGTCGGCGATGGCCGAATGATCGAGCAGAAGACCTTGTCCGCTAGAGCCGATATTGAACTGTCCTGCGGGCATGTATAGATCATGGCGCTCATCAATACCTGCTTGTAGCCATTTGTTCAAAGAGGCGGTGTGATCGAGGCTGCCCGTTCCCGCTATTGCGTCTGCCTGCTCCGAGGCGCTAAGAAAGTCGAAGGCGGAGATTGCATCATCTTGGCGCCTATCGCTGATATTTCGCGCACGTACTCCGGTTCCCAAGCCTGGTAGGAGAAGACTGGCTGCACTGTCGTTCGGCTGCAGTGCAGTATCGGCTTTTGCGCCTTGTGCGGCGGTAGCGGTGGCAAAGCCACCCGCCGTCGATCCATCATGAACGTGGAGCGCATGCGTATCGACATTGACGGTGACCTCGGCAAGGGCGCCCGTAAAGGATTCATGCTGCGCCGTGCTGCCACGGCGAAGTTGGACCTGCGTAGACATGTGGTTTTTCTCCGATTTCAGATGTTGGAGCGAAGGAGTTCAGGCGGCTATGGAGCCCCAGTCCTGATCGAAATAAGTGGTTGCGTCTGAGATGTGCCCCCAGTCATATCCGAGGCCATCTTCGAAGCCTGTAAAGCCGGCCGTGGCTGCCTCAACGAGATTCTGGGCCGACGATGCGGCGTTTTCTGCCGATGCCTGTGCGGCGGCAGCGGCAGCCTGCGCAGTTTGTGCTTGAGCCGCGAGTGTCTCGACAACGCCTTCCACATCCCCATAGGACAGCATGCGCAGCGCATTGCCGGTATCGATGCAAAGAACGGCCATGCCGGGCTTTAGATACCCTTCCTGCACCGGCTGGCTTGTATTTGTCACGAGATCACGGGTGATTGCGCCCGTTACCTTTACCGGGCCGGTATTTTCCTGAGTGACATTCAGGATATAGAGCACCTGAAACGCGGCGGCCGGGATCGCGACCGATGCCGTTACGATGATGTTGTTTTCCGTGCCGGCGTTGGCGTTGTTCAACCGGATGACGCGGTTGTCCGGGAAGGTCGAAATGCCTTCGAGAAGGCTTTTCAGGGTGTCGCGGATATCAGCCTTGTTCGGATGATTGGGCCCCGACGTGGAAACGCCGTCGACAACATAGTCGCGGAAAACGTCATCAATCGTGCTGATGGTCATGATTCTTCTCTCCATGGAAAAGCCGCCGCTACCGGAGCGTTGACGCTCCGGGCGGTCGGGACGGAATGAACAGGGTGGCGAGATGATGCGGTCAGGAGACCGTAAAGGCGCCGGTCCCGGCGGGAGTGCCGGCCACATCGGACGAATTGAAGGGGACGACCCAGCTGTACCAGGTGCCAGCCGTCAGGTTTTTCGTGGCTGTATAGGAGCCACCCGCGCTGCCATAGATCGGCGGGCTGAAGGCGGAGGCAGTCGCGAGATTGTTGACGGTGTTGTAATAGATGCGTGCGCCGGCGTAGTTCACGTCATTGGGCGCGGTCCATGTCCATTTCGCATTGCCCGTTCCGGGGGCGACCGCGGCATTCAGCACCGCTTGCGGCGGAGTGGTGTTGACGGTGGTCCTGACCTCGATCGTGGTTGTCCAGTTGCCGTCGTCGTCATTGCTGGAATAGCTGGTCTGCACGTCCAGTATCGTGTCACCCGGAACCGGACTAGTATCGATCGTCAGATAACCGCCGGAAGCCTTGGCCCCCGAAAAGGCCTGTTTGACCCATGCCCCGGCCGCTCCACCATTCGATGCCGAAACACGATAGCGCACACGCGGCGTCAGTGAATCGTCTTCCGGGTCGACCAGCACCACATGCAGGTATACCGACGATCCGCTCGATACCGGCACGACGGAATAGACGGTCGGCTTGATGACACCTTCCTCATTCGGCGCATAGGCGATGGCAGGAACCATACCCTCATCGGTGGCAGGGTTCCATGCGTCGATGTCGGCGGGATGCAGCGCGAACTCCAGCGTGAAGCCGCCTTGTGT